CGCTGGCGCTGGCGCCGGCGCTGGTTTCGCTACTGGCCAGCCGCTCGCTGGTTATGCTGGCGGGTTGGTTGGTGGAGGCCTTGGCAGATATGCTGGCGAGAAGTTTGCCAAGTTTGTTGGGTTCGGTGATTATCAAATCTCGGCGAACACTTTAATGGATCTGCCTATGGGGCAGCCTGTAGCCAGTTTTGGCAATATGTCCAATGCTACTGTTGTCCAACATCGCGAGTTTATCATGGATATCAAGCATCCGGGCACGGCTGATTTTGATATCCAGGGATATGCTTTGAACCCTGGTCTGCGTGCTCAGTTCCCGTGGCTCTCCGCTGTTGCCGGGAGCTATCAGGAATACCAATTCCTTGGCTGCGTTTTCGAGTTCCGATCTCTATCTTCTGATTCGGCTAGTACGCTGCCTATGGGCAGTATTATTCTTGCTGCGAATTATGACACTGCTGATCCCGCTTATCCTGATAAGCGGCATATGGAGAACTCCCAGTTTTGTGTTTCTGGCAAACCCTCAGGCAATTTGATTCATCCAATTGAGTGTGACCCCAAGATATCGTTCTCGCCTTTGAAGTACACGCGCACAGGAGCCAATGCTGCGAATACTGATTCGCGTATTTATGATCATTGCAACTTCTATGTTGCTACGGAAGGAGTTGTTGGTGCTGCTAATGACGTTCTTGGTGAACTTTGGGTCACCTATGAGGTTGCTTTGTACAAGCCCCAGCTCGGTGTTGCCGCTGCATTGCGCGACCATTTCTGGGGCGATACGGCAGCTTTGTCTGCAATCACTACTTCCAACCCTCTGGGTCTTCTTGCCAACCAGCAAACTCCTCGGGGCGGTACTGCCAATGGAATTGGTATTACGCTGACGTCCACGAACATTGTATTCCCTGCTGGATGCGCTCCTGGCGATTATGAGGTTACGTGTACTTGGGGAGGTGTAGCGGGTTTCTGTACCGGCCTTCCTGCGTTCGCGACAACTGCCCCAATGGTCGAGGTGGCGTATTACAACAACGCCGTCGATACTGAATTTAACTCGCCGTTCCCTGCTGCTTTGGCCACTATTCGCCAACACGCGTGTGTGTTGGTTCGTGTTAAAGCCCCTCTCAAGGCAAATACGAATATTGGCGTCAGCGCCATTTTCGGCGGGTCGAATCCGACATTTGTCGAGGTTCAGGTTGCCAGTCTTCCTGCTTTGCAGCAGTAGATCAATAAAAAGGCTTTTCCCCACCGGGGTTTTTATGCCAGACCAATGTTGTGTATTATGCGGCAGGTGCGCAGTGACCCTTGTTGTCGTCGAAGTTTAGGCGGCGCACCGGTGACGGCTGGAACTCGATTGGGCTCCAGTAGTCCGCATGCCAATTGGATATCTCCATTTGCAGCTCCTCCATGTGGTTCCATAGGGACTCCATGGTGCGGCGCGTTTGGTGCCGCAGCTCCGGCGGAATGTCTCCTTGGTGCAGGGCACTTGATAGGTTGTCGTACTGGTCTACGACATCCTCGTACACCTGTTGAAGGCGTTCGTACCCTGCTTCAATAGACATGTGCCTAGAAGCTCTGATCGCACTTGCAATCCAGTCAGCATAATGCCTCGAACCCATTGGGACTATGAGCCATCACGCGGGGGATGGCGGCTTATGGGGCAACAAAAATCTGCGCGGCGGGGTCCTCTGGGACCCCGCATCCGTGGTGCCACGGGTACCGGGGCGCTACGGATAAGATAGTGCGCGTAGCGCGCACGGTTTGAACGCGCGATCATTGTTCAATGGTCGCGCAGCAGGGCAAGGCGTGGTGCTTCACGGTCAATAATTATGACGCAGAGGATGAACAGGCGCTTCGCGACCTCGAAGACGCTTGCGACTATCTGGTCTTCGGCCGGGAGGTTGGTGAAGGAGGTACACCGCATTTGCAGGGTTATATTCGCTTCAGCACGAACAAGCGCTTCAACGCCGTGCGGGCGTTGATGCCCCAGTGCCACCTCGTTGTTGCGCGTGGCAACTGGCAGCAGAACAAGAATTACTGCACGAAAGATGGCGACTTCGAGGAGTTTGGAGAACCGCCCATGTCTCAAGCAGAGAAAGGGCGTCGTGGTGCTGAATTTTGGGCTGAACAGCGTGCTCTTGTCGTTGCCGGCGACATTGATGCCGTAGACGACAAGTTGTTCCTGCAGTCTTATCCAACGATTCGTGCTATCATGAAAGACTACCGCAACGTACCTGCTGATCTTCCTCCTCCCGGCCAAGAACCATACAATCTGTGGTATTACGGCCCCCCTGGTACAGGCAAGTCGCGCAAGGTGCGCGATGATCATGGTGACCGGTTTTTCGATAAGCTCCTGAACAAATGGTGGGACGGATACGCTGGTCAAGATGTAGTTCTTCTGGACGATCTGGACAAGAATCACGCGTGTTTGGGCTCGCATATCAAGCGCTGGGCGGACATTTATGCGTTCAACGCCGAGATCAAAAACGGTGGGATGTCTATCCGCCCCAAGGTCATCATCATTACCTCGAACTACCACCCCGACCTGATTTGGCACGAGGACTCCGTGCTTTGTGCCGCAATCAAGCGTCGATTCAGTATCGTCCACTTCCGTGCTCTCGGTGTTGACGACATTGACCAGTGAATACAACCGCGCCTGTTGCAGGCCCGCCGCCAGGCGTTAGGGACGCCTGTTGCAGGCCCGCCGCCAGGCGTTAGGGGATTCCCCTTAGGTTAGGGGAATCCCCCTCCTTCCCGATAGTAAGGTTTGTTTGAGGGTGGCGTTAGCCACCCGAGTCATTCGTTTAACAGCGCACATAGCGCTGTTAAACGAGCACTAGGGGGTGGGCGGCCGGTCCCGGGTCCCTTGGGACCCTGGGATCCCAGGCCTATTATTACCCACCCCCTAAAATCCCAATCCCACTTGGGATTCAAAATAGCACCCGCATCCGGACCGAAGGTTATGCGTGTGCTATCAGTAACGCCCGCATCCGAAGTGAAGCTTATGCGGGCGGTATCGATCATAACGTTAATTAATGCCTGATAAAGGCACTCAGACGCGCGCCAATAAGTTTAGACGTTTTTTGGCGCGGTTGAAGGAGGCTACTCCTGTTTTGGAATTCATTGAAGGCGTGCTTGGGATCGTTGCTGTTATCATAGCTCTATTTGTTATCGTTCCGTTCACAACGTTATTGTTTGAGCGGAATGGCTAGAACCCGTGCCAATGCATCGGGGCGTTCTCGGCAGAGTGAAATATCGGAATATTATAATGCTGTTGCTGGCCCTCCGCAATCTGGCGGCGTGCCTGATGCAGTAGAGGAAGATCCGTGGGATCCGACCCCTGGTCGTCAGAATCCTATTCAGCGTCTCTCGCGTGGTGGTAAGAAGTTGCCGAAGAGCGAATTTGCCGCCATGAAGAAGCGTTGGACCAATAAGCGCGCCAGGCCGACTTGGTCGTATATTCCTCGCAATGTCGGCAAAGGTGATTACAAGTCGTTCTTTGCCGGCCTTGGTCGTGCTGTCCAGAAAGTCGGCCAACGTGTCGTTCCGAAAGGAGCATTTTCTCAAATTGGAGAACGGATGGGACAGGCTGCCGGTGGGTATGCCACCGGCAGTTCGCTTGGAGCCATGGGTGGCGGAATGGCTGGCAAGGCCGCTGGTTCTGCTTTCTCTAGGCTTGTTGGCTTTGGTGATTATGAGATCAAGGCTAACACGCTTATGGATTTGCCGATGGGGACACCCGTTGCCTCCTTCGGCAACATGTCGAATGCGACAATCGTGTCGCATCGAGAGTTTATCCAAGACATCAGGGTCTTGCCAGGCGCAGCTGGCACTGCTGCTAACTTTCAGCTGCAGATGATCAATTTGAATCCTGGTCTTCGCTCCGTCTTTCCGTGGCTGTCAGCTGTTGCTGGCAGCTACCAGGAATATCAATTCCTGGGGTGTGTCTTTGAGTTCCGCTCTCTGTCGTCCGATTCTGCAACGTCTCTTCCTCTGGGAAGTATTATAATGGCTTCGAATTACGATACCGCTGATCCGGCTTATCCGGATAAGCGACACATGGAGAATTCACAGTTCTGTGTCTCTGGCAAACCGAGCTTGAATTTGATTCACCCCATCGAATGCGATCCCAAGATTTCGTTTTCCCCGTTGAAGTACACCCGCACGGGTGCGGGTGCTGCTAATACGGATAATCGTCTGTATGATCATTGCAACGTTATGATTGCGACCGAGGGCCTCCCGACGGGCTCTGAGGACAGCGTCATCGGAGAGCTGTGGTGCACGTATGAGGTGGCTTTGTACAAGCCTCAGCTTGGTGTGGTTGCCGCTCTGCGTGACCACTTCTTTGACAGCGTTGGTATTGCCACCGCTACACCGTTTGGCACGAGTGCCAACACTCTTGCTCCACGTGGCGGTACCGCCAATGGCCTCGGTATTACTTTGTCGCTTGCAGGCGGCATTATTCTACCTCAAGGATTGGCCCCAGGCACCTATGAAATTTCAGTTGCCTGGGCAGGACCAGCTGGATTCTGCACGGTTACGCCTCTGTTTGCTACGCCAGCAGCCTCAGGTGTTACCGAGACGAATTATTATCTAGATGGTACATCGCAGGAGTTTGTTTCCCCATTCCCTGCATTGGCTAGCGTCCGACAGGCAGCGTTCTTGCACATTGATGTGGCAGCTCCTCTGCGGTCGGCGGTTACAATCGCCTGTACGGTCACGTTCGGCGCAGCCCCCACGGGTTTCGATCTGCAGGTCGCCGCTCTTCCGGCGCTGCAGATTTAAGTACATAAAAGGCTTTTCCCCACAGGG